ACACGACGAGAGAGTCGCGCATAAGTGGGGATGCCGGTCATCCTTCCCACTAACTCGGCTTCGGCGATCCGTAGCCGGGGCACGTGAAAAAAGCCGCAGGTTTTGGGGAGGGGGTATCCCGCCCGGCAAAGCCAGCGATTAGAGAGGTAAACCCTTATGATTATTGAACTTTGGCCCATAGACCGGCCCAAACCGTATGCCAAAAATGCCCGCAAATGGGGCACAAATGCGGTCGAAAAGGTGGCTTTTAGCATCCGCGAGTACGGCTTCCGGCAGCCCATCGTCGTCGACCCCCAAGACACCATCATCATTGGCCACCTGCGCCTGGCGGCCGCTAAGAAGCTGGAACTGAAGGAAGTGCCCGTGCATGTCGCGCGCGATCTCACCCCGGAACAGGTCAAGGGACTTCGTCTGATGGACAACCGGAGCCACGAAGACTCTGCCTGGGACCTGGCGCTGCTGGCGCCCGAGATTGCGGATTTGAAGGCGCTGGCTTTCGATCTGAGCCTAACAGGGTTCGATGGGCGGGAACTCGATAGTTTCCTGACCCCGCCGGAGGATGATGAAAAGGCGAATGCCGTGCCGCCGGTGCCCGCAATCCCTACCTCGCGGCCGGGCGATCTATGGCTGCTTGGGCCTCCAGGCGATGGCCCCGGCGGTACGCATCGGGTCTTGTGCGGCGACTCCACCAATGGCGAGGCCACGGCGCGGGTGCTGGCTGGTCAGAAACCGCCGTTTCTGATGGTCACCGATCCTCCCTATGGCGTCGAATACGATCCGGCATGGCGGGTGGCGGTGGACGGCGGCGGCCGGCACGCGTTGGGCAAGGTCGCCAACGACGACCGTGTCGATTGGACTCCCGCCTGGAGCCTGTTCCCCGGTAACGTGGCTTACGTCTGGCATGCCGGAATCTACGCCGGCGAAGCGGGCGCGTCCCTGCTGGCGGCGGCTTTTGAAATCCGCGGCCAGATCATCTGGCGCAAGCAACACTTCGTCATGAGCCGCGGCGCCTACCACTGGCAGCATGAACCTTGCTGGTACGCGGTACGCAAGGGCAAGCCGGCTCAGTGGCGCGGCGATCGGAAGCAGACCACGGTCTGGGACGTGGCGAACCTGAATCCGCACGGCGGCAACCGGGAGGAACAGCAAACCGGCCACGGTACCCAGAAGCCCATCGAGGTGATGCGCCGCCCGATCCTGAACCACACTGAGCGCGGCGATGTCGTGTACGACCCGTTTCTGGGCAGCGGCACAACGCTGATCGCGGCCGAAGCTACTGAGCGGGTCTGCTATGGACTCGAAATCGATCCCCAGTACTGCGACGTGATCGTCCGGCGATGGCAGGACTTCACCGGCAGGCAAGCCACTCTCGAAGCTACTGGCCGGACGTTTGCGGCGATCGCGGAAGAAAGGCTGGCGGTGGCGGCGTGACAGCACCCTACGCAGTGCTCTGCGGCAACTGCCGGGACCTCGCGGCGGTCCGGCGCTTAATGGACGGCGAGAAGGCCCAGGTCGTCATCACCAGCCCGCCATACGCCGCGCAGCGCGATTATGACAAGTCGAGCGGCTTCGAACCGATCCCGCCGGAGAAGTACCTGGACTGGTATAAGGGCGTCTCCGACGTGTTGCAAGACGTGTTGGCGCCGGATGGATCGTACTTCCTGAACATCAAGGAACACGCGGAGGATGGACAACGGCACCTGTATGTCAAGAAATTAGTGATCGCGCATGTGGAGTCCTGGGGATGGCGATTCGTGGATGAGTTTTGTTGGCGGAAGACGGATAACGGTGTACCCGGCGGCTGGGGAAATCGATTCAAGAACGCCTTTGAGCCGGTGTTTCATTTCTGTCGCCAAAGCCAGATCAAGTTCCGACCCTCAGCCGTAGGCCACCTCTCCCAGGATTGTTTCGATTACTCACCGGGCAATCCCAAATCTGCCAGCGGAAGTGGCTTGCTCGGCTGCGGTCGAAGAGGGATGGTTGCAGAAGCCAATGCCAAGGGCACGGCCATGCGCAAGACGCGACAGAGCGATGCGCAGGGCCACTTCAACGGGATCGCGCGTCCCTCTAATGTCATCGAGGCCGCCACGGAAAGCACCCAAGGATCCCACTCTGCCCCGTTTCCCGTGGCACTGCCGCAGTTCTTCATCCGCGCTTTCTCCGATCCTGGCGATTTGGTTTTCGATCCGTTCGGCGGAAGCGGAACCACGCTGATGGCGGCGATGCGCACGGGCCGCCGGGCGCGCTGCATGGAGATTAGTCCGGGATACTGCGACGTGGTCGTGCGGCGCATGACCGAAAACCAAACCGGGTTCGAAGCGAGACTAGCGGAGACCGGCCAGAGCTTCGAGCAGGTGAGACGTCGGCTGGCCGCCGAGGCTGCGCTTCAGGATCAGGAGGGGGCAGCACGCTAATGGGAATCAGGGGGCCAGCGCCGAAACCGAGCGGCCTCCGCTTGCTCGAGGGAAACCCCGCCAAGCGAGCCCTGCCGGCGGACGAGCCAAAGCCGTTGGGCTGCGCACCGGACATGCCGCGTTATCTGGATAGCGAGGCCCGCCGGGAGTGGAAGCGGCTGGTCCCGATCCTGCTCTGCATGCGCGTACTGACGGAGGCGGACGGTGTCGCGCTGGGCAACTTGTGCCAAGCGATTTCCATCCTGGGGCGGGCGCATAAGGACATGCGAAAGGCCACCAAGGCAGGTAGCTCTGGCCTGCTGATGAAGATCCCCAGCGGCTATGTCCAGCAATCGCCGCTGATCGGGATCATCAACAACCAGGTGGAGATTATCATGCGGATTTCACGCGAATTCGGGCTGACTCCATCTTCGCGCATGCGGATTTCGGCCCTGCATGAGCAGACCATGGACGCCCTGGAGGCTAAGCTGTGTGGCTGACTACCGCCCCGAAAAGTGCGCGTACTGCGCTGCCGAGACCTGGTGTGAGATCCGCCGCAACGGCAAGCCGCAGTGCAGGGCGTGCAAGATCGAGAGGTTCTTCTCGGAGATTCTGTACCCGCCGCTCGATTACACCCTCATGGGCTGGCAGCGCAAAGTCCTGCGGGACCTCTACGGCACGGTGCGTGCCGAAGACGGAAAGCGGCAATACCGTGCCGGCTATGTCTCGGTGGCCAAGAAGAACGGCAAAAGCTTTCTGATTGGCGGCCTGCCGATTTATCACCTCCTCATGGAAGGCGAGCGCAATCCCGAAGTCTACGGCGCCGCGGCGGCCAGGGATCAGGCCGCGATTGTCTTCCGATCGTCGCAGCAATTGATCAATGCCAACCCGGATCTGCAGGCCAAGCTCAAGGTGCTACCGAGCACCAAGCGCATTGTGCGGCGGGATGGCGGGGGCTTTTACGCGGTCCTGTCGGCCGATGGGGATCTGCAGGACGGCATCGAACCGAGTTTGGCCATTCGGGACGAAGTGCACCGGTGGAAGTCGGCGCGCGCCGAGACCTTGCGCGACGTGCTGGCCAAGGGCATGATCTCGCGCGAAGAGCCGATCGATTTGGGCATCACTACCGCCGGAGCCGAATACGAATCGCTGCTGTGGTTCGGCGAGTATCAACGCGCCAAGCAGGTCCTGGACGGCTCGCTACGATCGGACACTTTCTACGCGGCCATCTGGGAAGCCGACGCCAAGCGCATCGAGAGCGATCCGGACTACTGGAAATCGCGCGAAGCGCGCTTGGCGGCCAACCCCAGTCACGAAGACCTTGGCGGCTTTCTCAAGGACTCAGCCATCGTGGGTGAATTGGAAAAGGCATTGGCCCAGCCCGCCGAACGCTCGAAGTACCTGCGCTATCACCTGAACGTGCCGATCAAAGCGCAGGAAGATCCCATCATCGACATGGCGCAGTGGCAGCGCTGTGGCGGCGGCCCGGATCTGCGCGACTGGCCGGCGTACGACCCGGACAGGCTGATTCGCGAGTGGGGTCTGCGGCATAAACCATGTTGTGCGGGCGTGGATGCTTCCTGGACCACGGATCTGACGGCAGTGGTTTTCGTGTTCCCGCCTACCGATGGCGACATCTGGACTCTGCTGCCGTTTTTCTGGATGCCCAAAGAGCGGGTGTCCCAATTAGAGCGCATCTGCCGGGTGCCGTATGCCGATTGGATTCGCCGCGGTTTCATTGAGGCGACCCCCGGCAATGCGATCGACCTGCGCGCCGTGAAACAGCGCATCCATTGGGGGCGCGAAATGTTCGAGCTGCGCGAGATGCCCTTCGACCGCTACAATTTCCGCACGCAAGCGATGGAGTTACAAGAGGAGGGCATGCAGGCCGTCGAGATCCAACAGAGCTTCCTGCACTTGAGCCATCCCACCAAGTTCCTGCTGAGCGCCTGTGCCGATGGAAAGTTGCGGCACGGAAACAACCCGGTGCTCAACTGGATGGCGAGCTGCCTGCAACTGCAGTACGACAAGAAAGACAACTGTCAGCCATCGAAGCCCGAGCGCATGAAATCGGCCAAGCGCATTGACGGTATCTCGGCGACGGTGACCGCGTTGAACCGGGCGCTTATGTTTAAGCCACAGTACCGGAAATCCATTTTCGACGACGGCCCGGTAGTCCTATGAAACGAACCGAAACGATCCGTGCTTGGTATGTCGTGCAGGAAGAACGCGCCCGGGTTCAAGGAGGCCGGCGCGCCTTCGAGCAACTGGGGATTCGTCGTCGCCAAAGATCATCATCGGCTCCGATGATCCAGAACTACGATCCCCCCCGCCGCACGGGCGTCAATCCTCGATGCACCGGCGCGACGACAAGCCTGGGATGGTGCTCGCTTTTGCGGCTGAACTTGTGCCGGCCCAAGCATCACAGCCATCAGCTAGGCCAGCTTCATCGCCAGTCCTTCGCCATGATCGGCTTTCTGCACAATTGCCTTGCCTTTCAGGCAGTTCGGAGTGATCCATGTGATGACCGCGAAGAGCGCGGAACCAAGGAGATTCAAAATGACATTCACCATCGACAACGACAACAACATCACGGCGCACGGCACTGCTGAGGAGGCCGCCGCCACCGCAACCCCCTTCGACAGCTTCAACAGCCAGCCGGAACTCGCGGAGCTTGCCAAGACTTGGCCGGCGGAACGGCTGGTTGCCATCTGGAACAGCCTGCCTGGCGTCACGCCGACGAAGAAGTTCAAGGACCGCAAAACGGCCATCCGCCGGATCTGGGAGCGCATCCAGGGGCTGGGTGCGCCCGAGCAGCCGCAACCTGCGAAAACGGCACGTAAGGCCAAGGGTGGCGCACGGTTGGCCACGGGCGCGCCCGCCAAGGCCAAGGCGCCCAAGAAGACCACCGCCGCCAAAAACGCGCCCAAGGGCAAAAAGGCTGCGAAGGCGCAGGAACCCGCCACACCACGCGAGGGCAGCAAGACGGCCCAGGTGATTGCGATGCTCAAGCGGAAGAACGGAGCCACCCTTTTGGAGATCATGAAATCCATGGATTGGCAGAAACATACAGTCCGCGGGTTCATGGCCGGCGCGATGAAGAAGGCTGGATTCACCGTCGAGTCCTTCAAGCCTGAGGGCGGCGATCGGACCTACCGGTTATGCGGTGCACCGCATAAACGGTAGTATGCGGAGCAAATTATTATGCGGAGTCGGCGGCGGTTATCGGTGGTCCGCCGCCGAAAACGTGCGGTTTCCGCTTTAC